GTCTCCTAATAGTTCGTTTACTCTCTCTTGTATGGGATCATTAGCTTCGAAGAATGAGCCCATAAGTTGAACTAAGTCATCAGACAGGAGAACTTTCTTGTAAGAGTTCTCTAGGACTACGTGGCACGACACGGTGGTGAGAATATCACCAAGGCCTAGACCCTTTAGCATCGGGATGTACTGGAATAGATTCATAGCTGGGGACCATCTAGTGGCATCCCGGTTTTCGTATAAAGCAACGCTGACGTAGCCGCTAGGAGGGTTCTGAAGCTCCTCTCTGAATGAGCTCATAGTGGCAGTCTGAATAATCTCTTTATTAGGGTTAGTCAGCATCTCCCTTTCATCCATGGTGCAGAAGGATCTTCCTAGTCTCTCAACCAACCATATTCTTATCCTCGCGTGAAGTCCCTGAATTAGGATTTCCCTAGCTTTACCTATCTGATCTTTCGGGAATAGGGAGAATAGGAATTCGCCTTTAGCTTCCTTGAATAAGTTTACCATTATGAATCCGTTCTCCGACGAGAAATCATCAAGATTCTGGAATAAGGAGGTCTTCTCTAGTTTGTCCTGCTGCCTTACGGAGGAAGTTGTCTTATAAAGGTCAACAGAAGTGTCGAAGAACAAGGAATGAGCTAAGTTCTCTAGGCCTCCTCTGGTGTTCCTCTTAGACCAGTTGAGAGCAGCTGAATATATCACCTCCGGATTGAACTTAAACTTGCCAGGCTCGTCTAGGCACTCTCTTAGGGAGTTCCCTCTAGGGTTTTCAGGGTGATCCCTGAATATAGCTTCGCATTCCATCTGCTTCTCCATCATGGAAGATAGTTTGCTTTTCTTATCCTGATCTGTTTTGTTCATTAAGTTCCCTAAGTACATTAGTTGTAGGCATGAGTCTCTGTCAAACTTCATCCCGTTTATGATTACTTCAAAGTCGAACTTTAAGCTTGAGTCATAAGACGAAGATAAGCTTAAGCTAGATAGTTCGTTGCTCTTATCCTGTAGTTCGTTTGCCACTATCTGGCCAAAGAACAAAGCAGCTGACCCTATCCTACTCCTCACCTTGGTGGAGAAGTGCTTCTGGAATAGCCCTTTCCGATCTCCTTGCAAGGACAGGCAATTCATTATTATGTACCTGACATCCTGGAAGAGA